TCAGATCTATGCTCTGGGTGAGAAAGCAATCAGTAAGAGTAACATCTACTCTAATTGGACATTCATGAGCCATAGGCCGGCAAGGTTTGTGAACTATGTCTATGGTCTTGACTTTGGATACAACCACCCCACTGCACTCATGCGAGTCTATTGGTGTGACAATGACATCTACATTGAGCCTGTCATCTATGAGAGTTACCTGACTACAACCATGCTGATAGACCGGATGCTATCCTTGAACATAGAGCAGACTGTCACCATTGTAGCTGACTATGCAAGACCTGAGATAATAGCTGAGCTGAACACTGCAGGGTATGATGTGCAGAATGCTAACAAGGTGGTCAAGAAAGGCATAGACAATGTTAAGACCTTTTGTGTGTTCTGCCAGGATAACAAGGAGCTCAAGAAAGAGTATGAGAACTACAAGTGGAAGAAGATAGGTGACATCATCACTGATGAGCCTGTCAAGATGTTTGATGATGCCATGGATGCTGTTAGGTATGCTACCACTCACATCAGGCAGGAGTACTATACTGATGACAGCTACTATAGTTTTTAGAAACACATTTGATGGGTAGACTAATATAGGTATGGCAATTACTGTTATAGCTTCACCACAGAAGCTAACCCCTGCATACAACCCTATCAAGTTCATCTATGATAGTACCAATAAAAACCTACCAGGCTTTAAGTATATCTTTCAAGTCTTTGAGGGAGGTACAGTTAATGAGATAGCAGAGTATAGGGTGCTACCTATTTACTCTACAGGGTATGGCTTGATAGACCTGAGCAGACTGCTTCAGTCAAAGGTGAGCTATGACTTTGAGCCAACCAATACCACTGTGTATGATGCACCCAATAGTCACTACAAGTATGATGTCAAGATTGGTGAGGAGTACTTGACTACTACCACATTCACATCAGCTATGACTCAGTATGTGACTGCTCCCTATGCAGGTAAGGTACAGCTTAATGGTGCCAACACATTTGCTGTTGGTGATCAGATAGTGGTAACACAAACAGGAGCAGGGGTAGCTAACACTAACCTTGATGGACTATACACTGTGCTTGTGGCTACACCAACATACATTGTCATCAACTTCCTATGGTCATCAATCACCAATGCAGGAAAGGATGTACAGGTAACCTATGCAGATGGTAGAAAGACTACAACCTATGCGATAGTGTCAGCTCTCAACTACTATGTGTTCAATGGTGCCATGCCATGGGTAGACTTCCCAACATGGGATATGAATGAGTACTACTTGACATCACCATCAGATAAGTTCCTTACCTCATGTCCTGCTACATTCTACTGCACATTGTCTGAGGACTTGTGGATGAACGCTGTGTATGGTGGACCAGGACCAGGTACTCACAAGATTATATTCACGAATGATGGTGGTGAGATATTTGAGAAGTCAGTGAGTGCCACTGACCATGTTACCGGTAATGCAGTAGGACCTAACAACTCAGGACCATTGACTCCTATCTCAGGTACATTGCCATTGATTAAGTCAACCACTCAGTACTATGAGTATTACTATGAGCACAATGGTAACCAGGTTACTCAACCATACACTGTGATGATTGACAGAAGAGTTAGGATGGAAGAGATCACTATAGCATTCCTTGATAGGTTTGGCTCATGGGGTAGCTTTGCATTCACCGGTAGGATATATGAGAGAGGTACTGTACAGCGTGAGCAATATAACATGGATGTAGAAGGATATATCAACAGTACACCTGAGTGGACATATTACACTACAGATAGAGGGTACATCAACAGCTATGTTAGTGTTGACAATACCATTGACCTTAGCACTGATTGGATGAATGAAACAGATGCAGCCTACTTCACTGAGCTCATCAGTTCACCATATACCTACTTCAAGAGGAGCAACTACTATGAGAGCTGTGACATACCTGCAAGCAGTGAGTATGTGAGCTGTAATATAGTTACCTCATCATTTGAGAAGTACAAGCAAAGGAATAAGAACTTAATCAAGCAGAGCATAACTATCAAGCTCGCTAACAATGATATAGTAAATGGTTAGGATACAATTAGCCACAGGCTACCTTGATGTTAAGGAGGGTACAGCATTCCCTTTGACATTTCAGGTAGGAGACATCAGAGATATAAGTCAAAGAAAGGGTAGCTTTTCTAAGACTATTACATTGGTAGGTAGCAAGAATAACAATGACCTACTCAACCACTACTATGATGTCAACATCCAAGCAGGCACATTTGATATCAATGCAGTGACTACCTGCTCAGTTATCCAGGATGGTATACCTGTGATGGAGGATGCAAGTCTGCAATTAACATCCATTAAAAAAGTACAGATAACCGGTAGCTATGAGGAGCATGTAGAATATGAGGTATTGGTTAAGGAAAGCAAGGCAGATTTCTTCACAGCCATCAATAACCTTGAGCTAACTGATATAGACTTCAGTGACCTCAACCATACCTATGATGCATTCAATGTGACTAATAGATTTAGCAACACTGTGGTGGATGGCTTCAAGTATATGTTGCCAGGTAGTGGGGATACATTCTATAGCACTCAAGAGTTCAAGCCTGCCATCTTTGCCAAGACATACTTTGATAGGATATTCCAGGGAGCAGGCTTCACATACAGTTGGCCTACATTGTCAGCTGATAAGTTTGATAGATTAGTCATCCCATACAATGGAGATACAGATGACTTTGACTATGCTGACTATACTGTCAAGGCTAACAAGACAGCAACCACATACACAGGTACATTCTTTGCAGGTCATGCTGAGATGCTTAACCCTCAGACTGTGACAGGATGGACTGAGCTTGAAGATCCACAGAACATCTTTACACCGGCAACAGGTATATACAGTACTCCTTTCAATATCAGTAGCAACAACGCACAGCAGTATGACTACAGTGTGAGCTTGCAGTATGAGATACGATTAGTCAACTCATCAGGTGTAACATTGTACTCAGGATACAATGGCTTTGCTACTCCAACATTTTTTCAGCCACAGATACTACTTACACAGAATGGTGTGGTGTGCTATACTACTAACCTATACACTAACCCTGCACCATTGAATAATAGTGCTGGTGTTATCTATGCAGTACAGTCACCTACTACTCTTGCCAATGGTACTACAACTATCTTAAGCCAGACAGTCACATGCAATATGGCCTTAACTGCTCAGAACTTACCACAGCTGTCACAGGGTAGGGTAGCTATTAAAGTACCTAAGGCATTCTATACTCAACCTAACCAAACTACCTATAGTCCTGCATGGAGAACAGGCTCAGCTGCAGGACCTGTGTGTGCATCCGGAGATATCAAGATACAGTTTGTCATCACCAACATTGACATCAGTATAACCCCCTCCAATAACATCATTGCCATTGGTGGTACTATTGATGTGAATGACTATGTACCCAAGAAGATTAAGCAGAATGATTTTATTAAGGCTATCTTCAATATGTACAATATGTATGCTGAGATAGACAAGGCACAACCCAATCAACTCAACCTCATCCATAGGGATGACTACTATGACTCAGGTGCTGAGGTAGATTGGACCTATAAGTTAGCCAAGGACCAAGAGCAGTCACTGTCATTCTTACCTGAGCTAACCAATAAGAAAGTTATCCTAACCTACAAGGCAGATACTGACAGTCCGAATGTTACCTATACCACAGCAACCAATCAGATATATGGTCAGGTGGAGGTGGTCTTTGACAATGAGTATGTCAAGGATATAAGCACTAAGGATATACTCTTCAGTCCTACCCCTATCATTAAGACTCCATTTGGTGCATACACTCCTATGATAGCAGGACAGGCACCCAAGACTAACATCCGTATCTTGTATGATAGCACAGCTGACATAGGACTAACTTCATGCAGTCCATACCACATCTATGACTATGGTACTACCGGTATGTCAGGTGTCACTACCTATCCATATGTGGGCCACTTTGACAACCCACTCAATCCTACCTGGGATTTGAACTACTCAGTATGTTCATTCTACTACTACCAACCTGCAAGCCTAACAGATAATAATCTCTACAATAGGTATTGGAGACGTACCATGGGGCAGATAAACAACGGTAAGATGTTGACTGCTTACTTTGACCTCAAGGACAATGACATCCAGGCACTAAAGCTCAATGATAAGATACGCATTGACAACTCATGGTGGAACATCAACAGGGTGATTGACTATGATGCCAATGCTAACAAGCTCACACAGGTAGAGCTAATCAGTGTGGATGATGAGATTAACTTCATGCCCTTTGCTAACCCATTTGGTACACCAGGTGTAGGGCTACCCAACATCAGTGCCATCCAACAGGTAGCCAATAACACTGTTGTCAAGACCAAGAGCATGAACAGCAATGTGCTCAACCATGGAGGTATGGGAGGTGAAGTGCTCAAGCGTGGTAATGTAGTACCTGGAGGTCTCAAGGTATTGATGGCTACAGATGGATACTCAGTAGAAGATGATGGTATCTACACTGACAACTTGGTAGTAAGGAACAAGATTAATGGGATACCTGTAAGCCCTGCCTACTATAGTTATGTTGCACTGCTCACTCAGTCAGGTGTAGCAGATCCTACTGCAGATGTCAAGGACAATAGCTTTGGTGACATACAATGGATAAGAACAGGAGCAGGAAACTATGAGGGCCTCATACTGAATTGGGATAATGGGTATATCTTAGATAGCGAGTTGTTTGTTACCATTAATAATACACAGTATGATGGTGTCATCAGTGCTCAGTACATCCCTGCCAACAACAGTATCTATGTAACTACCTCACAGATAGGGGTAGGATATGTAGACAATTATTTAGTATTCACATCTATAGAGATAAGATATTACAAGCCATAACATGAATGAAGTAGAAATACCATTAAAGCTCACCGGTATAGCAGCCATAAAGGCCGAGTTAAAAGACTTAAAAAATAAGATAGCTGACTCTACAGATCCTGAGCAGATATCTGCCTA